TTTGATCTTTTTCCTCCGGAGCAGGAGGAAATCATCGCTTTATGTAATTCCATTATGACCGAAAGAATAAGAAAGGAGTGGCCTTGGATTATTGTTCCTTTGGTGGCTGAGTTTGAAATCACTGAAGTTGACCAGGCATGGTATTTTAAAAAGGAGATTAAAATATGAGTGACCATTTACCATTGCATTTGAAGTATCGGCCCCCTTCGTTTGATGATATGGTGGGGAATGAGTCTACCATTGAAAGTTTAAAATCAGTTCTTGGTCGGGATAAGGGACAGATCCGATCTTTTCTATTTATCGGACCGAGTGGATGCGGAAAGACTACCATGGCTCGGATTATTAAAAATGAACTGGGTTGTTCGGACCGGGATTTTTTCGAGTATAATTCAGCGAATGTCCGGGGAATTGATACCATTCGGGAGATTGGTATGAACTGTCGATTTGCCCCGTCCAAAGGCCCGGTGAAAATCTATCTTTTAGATGAAGCCCATAAAATGACCAACGATGCTCAGAACGCGCTTCTGAAATTGTTGGAAGACACCCCCACCCACGTCCGTTTCATTCTGGCGACCACCGATCCGGATAAATTGCTTAAGACCATCAAGACCCGATGCTCTACTTATCAGGTTGGCTCCTTGCCCCGGGTGAAACTTTTGCAATTAATGAAAAGGGTTTGTGACCAGGAAAAGGTGGACGTCTCATCTGAAGTTTTGAAAAGGATAGCCGACGTCAGTCGGGGGGGACCCCGCCAAGCCCTGGTGCTTCTGGACCAGGTAATGGATATTGCTGATGAGGAATTGGCGATCCAGGCGGTCATTGATAATTCGGTGGATGAAGTGAAGGTTCTGGAACTCTGTCGGATCTTGATGAAACCCCGGAAGTCCTGGAAAGAAGTTGCCGATATGATCCGATCCCTGGAAAATGTGGAAGTGGAAAATTCCCGGTACGCTATCCTGGGGTATTTGTCTTCGGTCCTTTTGAACAAGGAAGATGAAAGGGTGTTGGCTATGATCGAAATTTTCACACCTTCTTGGATGTATTCCGGACGTGCAGGTTTGGTAGCATCTTGTTTCATGGCCTATAAAGTTTTTCAATAAAAAATCCCAGCACACCATATAATATAAGAAGGGAGGAGGGAATTATGGGGTACAAAGAAGATTTGACCATTGACAAGTTTGCATTGGATGAGGAGTGGATCAAACAACCCATTGTTTTTATCAATTGGGCGGAGGAGCATGCTAATGCCCAAGCGGACCGGGATCGAAAGAAAGAGCAGATGGATTTGGTAAAGGCCGAACTGGACAATGAAATCAGGACCAGTCCTGAAAAGTTCGGCCTGGTGAAAATCACGGAGGGGGCCATTGCTAATTTAATCTTGACTAATGGAACCGTCCGGGATGCGAACGACCGGTATTTGGAAGCGGTGAAAAAGGCGAAGGTGTTAGATGTGGCAAGGGAGGCTTTTGAACATAAGAAAAAGGCCCTGGAGAATTTGACCCAACTTTTTCTTACGGGCTATTTCACAAGTGATCGGTCGGTGGCGAAAGGAGACGTCCGGGATTTTGTGGCCAAAGCCAGGGGTCAGCGTTTGAATGAAGAAGTAGAAAAAAACCCGAGGATGAAGAGGAAATGATCTGGTGGCTTCTTCTCATCCTTAGTCCGTTTATCATCTACGCCTTTTTCCGGTTGATGTTCGGGGCGTTCTTTGCGTCCTGGTATGAAGCAAAATTTCACTATGTTGATAGATTTTTAAAAAAAGGAAAGGAGTTAAAAAATGGCGTTTGATCGTAAGAAGTATTCCGAGGACTTGGCCAAAAGGGCCAAAGACAGCTACGACCGGAAGGACCAGGGTTTTTTCGGGGGTTCTATTTTCCAGCCGGGAGCGGAGTTGCCGATGTGGAAATGCAAAGAAGGGAAACACTATGTAGACATCATTCCCTATCTGGCCGGGAAGAATGATCCCTTGGTGAAGGAAGGGAAGGCTTCTCACTGCCTGGAAATCTGGGTCCATTATGGTGTGGGTCCTAATGATCTCCCTTTCATCTGCCTGCTGAAAAATTACAATGAATCCTGCCCGGTCTGCGATCAGCGGGAAGCATTTAAGGCTTCGGGGGAAGTAGATGAGGAAGTCTTGAAGGACCTGACCCCGAAACGCCGGACTATCTACAATATTATTTGTTATGATGATCGGCGGGAGGAAGATAAGGGGATTCAGATATGGGACGTTTCCCATTTCTTTTTCGAGAAGAACGTGGCTTCCATCGCCCACAACCCCCGGATTGGTGGTACCATCACTTGGTTCGATCCTGATAAAGGAAAGCAGATTATGTTCGAGCGTCGGGGGAGTGGGGCCAATAACACCTCTTTCATTGGCCACGCCCTTATGGAAAGGGACTACGTTATTTCCGATGAGTTACTCGAGGATGCTTTTTGCTTGGATGAATTAATCCATGTGCCTACTTATGAAGAAGTGGAGTTGGCTTTGAAGGGTCGGGCTGGGGCTGATCGGGCTCGGGAAGATCGGGGACACCGTCAGGCTCCCTCGGAGGAAGAGCGGCCCAGTCGCCGGGCCAGGGAAGAGGAAGAAAGACCGTCCAGGCGCGCCCGGGCGGAAGAGGAAGAGCGGCCAACTCGGAGAGCCCGGGAGGAAGAGGAACGTCCCAGTCGAAGAGCCAGGGAAGAGGAAGAACGTCCCAGTCGCCGGGCTCGGGAAGATGAGGGGAAGAAAGAGGGACAGTCTGCTGGAAGACGCCGGGACCCGGAGCCGGAGCCCGAAAAGGATCCCCCTTTTGAATGTCCGGGGGATTTCGGAAAGGACACCGATAAGTTTGACCAATGCGTAAAGGATTGTCCGGACTATGACAAATGCGCTGATGAATACGAGCGCCGGGAAAAGGAAGAAAAGGAAAGGAAGGCCGGGAAGAAAGCCGGCGGCGGTCGCCTCCGGAGATAATCAATGTCCCGTTTAGATAGAACACCGGAAGTCATTGAGGAAACCCGGAAACCCAAGGCCAAGCCGGAAATAGCCCGGCTTGGCTTTTCCTCCGGATCGACCCTTTTGAATTTGGCCTTGAGCGATCACCCCGATTATGGGTTTGCCACGGGAAAGCTGGTAAATATTATAGGGGACTCCTCGGCAGGAAAGACCTTTTTGCTCTGGACTCTTTTCGCCGAAATGGCCCACGATAAAAGGTTTGATAATTATGATTTAATCTACGATGAACCTGAAGTGGCTTTGGAATTTAATATACCAAAACTTTTCGGGGGAAAGACCAAGAAAAGAGTCCGGACTGATCTTTGCTCCAAGACGGTCGAAGAATTCCACGATAATTTGGCTAAGGAGTTGGCGAAGGGTAGACCCATCGTTTATGGTCTGGACTCTTTTGACGCTTTATCTGCTGAAGCCGAGTTAAAAAGGGATATCCGGGAAGGAACCTACGGTCAAGAGAAACCGAAGATGGCGGGGATTATCTTGCGAAAGGTCTGTGGTAAGATCGCTGATACCGAGTCAGGAGTTTTTGTTATCAGCCAGACCCGGGATAATATCGGGGTGACCTTTGGGAGCAAAAAGACTCGGTCCGGGGGGAAGGCCCTGCGTTTCTATTCCACCCATGAAATGTGGTTGGCTGTCGAGGGTCATATTAAACGTCGGGAGCGGGATGTGGGGGTGGATGTCATTTGTAAAATATCCAAAAACAAATTGACCGGGAAACTCCGGACCATTGGGTTTCCGATCATTTATGATTATGGGGTGGATAACGTCGCCAGCATGGTCGATTTTCTTTTAGATGAGAAGGTCTGGAAAAAGGAAGGCCGGAAAGTGGTCACTGGTAATTTCCTGGAACCGATGGGTTATGAGGCTTTAATCAAAAGCATTGTTGATCTGGAATTGATCGGGGAAGTTTCTGGGTTGGTGGTGGATAAGTGGCGGGAGATTGAAGAGTCGATAGTGACCGATCGTCCCCGGAAGTATGCGGAATGAAAAATCCTCATCAAAAAGGGTCGACCTTTGAAAGAAAGGTTTGTACTGATCTTTCTTTGTGGTCGAGTGGTGGCAAAAGAGACGATCTCTTCTGGCGGTCTTCTTTATCTGGGGGTCGGGCCACTGTTCGATTTTCCAAAGGGAAGGCCACTAAAAACCAATATGGGGACATTGTGGCGATTGATCCGGAAGGCTTCTGGTTTACTGATATTTTCATTGCCGAATGTAAACATTATAAAGATTTGGGATTGGTCCCCTTTCTATTTGGCAAGGGCTTTATCTGGAAGACCTGGGATAAGTTAATAAGGCAGTGTCACGATCATAATCGAGCGCCCTTTCTGATATTAAGGCAGAACAATTATCCTATCTTGTTGGCCCTGCATTCGGATGACTTCTGTCGGGATCCTTATTTCAGAAAGGAAGACATCTGTTTTTATGACTTTAAATTTTTCTTGAAGCATATTTCCCCACATGATATAAAGGAGATATGTGCACCCCTGATTTGATTATTAATAGGTCGTCCTGGGTTAATGGACGCGCTGATTCCCGGCGGTATAAATGGGAAAAGATAAATAAAAAAATTGATTTGAATGCTTTTTGATTCCGGAAAAGGAAAGGTGAGTGTGTTCGTCCGCTATACAATCCCAAGCCGTGAAGATCGGCACCTATTATTTATTTTTAGCGGGATGAAAAAAACTGAAAAAATTCCTGAGCACGCCATATAATATAAATAGAAGGTTTGCTTTTTGAAATGAAATTGATGAGGTTGTGATGGTTCGGGTTACTTCGGCATTGGTTGCCTCTTTCGCTAAGAACGAAACCCTGTGGGTTCGAGTCCCACTTACCCGGCCAGGTTTTCTCCTCATCCTAATATTTTGAACGGGCAGTAATGATTTGGGTTACTTCATAGGTTCGAGTCCTATTTACCCCGCCAAAAAGGGGCAATCGCTCAGTGGTAGAGCAAAGGCTGAAACGCCTCAACCCCCAGTCAAGTTTTCTCCCGTTCATTTAGTTTTTTGATGGGTTGTGATTAATCGGGTTACTTCGGCTGTTAACCGACCGGTTCCGGGTTCGAGTCCCGGTCTCCCCTCCATTCCTGGGGAGATGGCTCAATGGTAGAGCGGTTTCTACTCGGTTATAATATTCACCCATCAGTAGTTTTGGCAGGTAGTGATAGATCGGGTTACTTCGCATTGAGAGCGAGAGGTTGGCGGTTCGAGTCCGTCTGTCGGCGATAGTCGATGTAGCTCAATGGTTAGAGCGCTTACATTTCCTGGTCTTAGTGTTCTCCTGCCTCTGAATAAAGATCGGGTAGTAATGGATCGGGTTACTTCAATGAGTTGAATCGTTAGAAACTCCTGGTCCTCCCTTTCTCCCGATCTTCCCTGATTAAAAAGCCTGGGTAGTAAGAATTTGGGATACTTCGTACCAATAGCTTGCAAGAGCTGTCCAGAAAACTCCCAGTTCGATTTTCTCCCAGGTTTTTTTATAAAAGCCAAAAAAGAAAAGGAGGGTATTGAACATGGCAAGATTTAATCCCAAAACCAGCACCGCAAAACCCACCGTAGTCAATCGAGCCGGGGGTCAGGCTTATCAGCAGTCCGATAAAATGGAACTGGTGAGTATGCTTCTGACTAATCTGGTTCAAGATCAATTCTACCGGAAGTCTGGGGAAAGCATCAACCGGCTCCGGGAACTCGTCGTTAATATCGAAGATCCCAAGTTCGCGGCCAAGGCGGGTATTTACGCCCGTCAGAAATACGGCATGCGTTCGATCACCCATGTTCTGGCCGGGGAAATAGTCCACCGGGTGAAGGGGGAAGAATGGACCAAGGATTTTATCCGGTCTGTGGTGAAGCGTCCCGATGATATGACGGAAATCCTTTCCTATTATCTGGGGGCTTATGGCAAGCCCATTCCGAAGTGTTTAAAGAAGGGGCTGGCTTTGACCGTGGTCCGGTTCGATGATTATCAGATTGCCAAGTATCGGGGGAATGGAAATAAATTGTCTATGATTGACTTGGTCAATCTTTGTCATCCCAAAGCGACTAAGACCCTGACCAAACTGATGAAAGGGACTCTTGCTTCGGCGGATACCTGGGAAACCAAGTTGTCTTCGGCGGGTCAGGTGGCCGAGACTGATGACCAGAAACTGGAATTGAAGGGGGCGGCCTGGTCTGATTTAATCAACGAGAACAAACTTGGATATTTCGCCTTGCTCCGGAACCTTCGTAATATCAAAGAGCAGGCCGGTGCCAAGACCTGGAAAAAGGCTCTGGTTTCCCTGGTCGATGAGCAGGCCATCAAAAAGAGTATGGTCTTTCCCTTTCGTTTCCTGACCGCTTATCAGGAAGTGGAAGACAAGGACGGGTTGATCGCTTTGAGTAAGGCCATTGACCTTTCCCTTTCTAATGTCCCTGTTTTTGAAGGGAAGACTCTGGTGGTCCTGGATTGTTCCGGGAGTATGAGCGGTGGGGTGGGGAAATACAATAACAATAACATGTCCCCGGCCAAGATCGGATCTTTATTTGCTTCCGTGCTCTGGAAATCCAACGACTCGGACTTTATGCTTTTTTCGGATGATGCCGCTTATGTAACTGATGCCCGTTGGGCGACCCTTCCTATAATGGAATTGTCAAAGCGAATTATCAGGAGCATGAGTCCGGCCGGGACTAATTTTCCGGCTATCTTTGCCCGGGCGAACAAAGCCTATGATCGGGTGATTATCCTTTCCGACATGCAGGGATGGATGGGTCAGTTCGTTCCCCGGAGGGAATTTTCGGCTTATAAGTCCAAGTATAAATGTTCCCCTAAAATCTACTCTTTCGATTTACAGGGATATGGGGACATGCAATTTCCTGAACCCAACGTCTATTGTCTGGCCGGGTTTTCTGATAAGGTTTTCGACCTTATGAAGATGTTGGAAACGGATAGAAACGCTTTAGTCCACGAAATCGAAAAAATTCAACTGTAGGAGTGATTTGATGCCATATTTTATAATGGCCGATCTGCACCTCACCGATAACCCTTTAGAAGAGTACCGGTGGGGTGTTTTTCG